GCGTCAGCCGATCACGAGCCGGATTCATATATTTCCAGTTACATGCGAATTTCATGGTAGCGGTATAGAGATTATGGTTGGCGGTGGAAAGCATGAATTCACGACGGATTGCCCTCGCCTTCGATGTATTTTAAAAGCCCCTCCGCCGCCTCGATGCGACAGTTCACGTCATCAATCTGCTTGTTATATCGCACCAAGCGTTTTTGTAGGCGCTGGATAATTTTCGCCGGGTGATGGTGATCGCAATATCCATCGCACTTGGCCGGCAGTGGGCATGGATGATGTGTACCGGGAGGAGCGTCCTTGCCATGATACCAGCGTTGGCGTGTGATGCACTGTGCTTTGCAGAGCAGTTTTTTCACGACGGCACCCCCTCATGCACGATCTGGATGCGCCGCGAGATCCAGTGGATGACTGGAACTGCCATGCTATTTCCCAGTGCCTTGTAGCGCGGGCCGTCTGGACACTTTTCGGCCGGGCGACCAGCCCACGGAATTTTTGTGTACCCCGGAGAAAATCCTTGGAGTTTTTCGCACTCTTCTGGCACAAGGCGGCGAACAGACAAAGCGTGTTGAACCGCGACCTGGCCTCCGCCATTCTGATGCGTCTTGTCGTGTGTCATCGACCGTAGCGTCGGGCTGACCTCTCCAGCCTCACTGCCGCGCTTGCAATCGAACGCCACCGGGATTAGATGGCCGTCCTTCGTGCTGCTGTCCGCGCCCTTGCTGTCCGCGCCCTTGCTGTCCCGCTCCTGAAGGGCCCAAGCGACCTCTGGCACCAGAATCGTTTCTCGACTTTCATGGTCACCGTAAGGATTTCCGGTGATTGGCGCGGTGACAAGTGGCGTTCCCCTTCCTGTCCCATCCTCTGATGCATCAAACCCGTCCGCTCGTAGCGAGTGAGCCACGCAGCCGCCGTCTAAGTCGAAGTCGGTTCCAAGTCCGCCACCTCCTTTAGTGCGCGCGCTAATTGTTCCGGTAACTCTTTTCCCCGCTTCTCGGCGCGGCGGAGTATCCCAGCGCAGGCACGAGGGCTCAAGTAGTACCGCTGCGGCAGGCTGCCAGTTTCCAAGATGTCCGACAACGAACACACGGCGGCGGCGCTGGGGAACTCCGAAGAACTGAGCGTCAAGCACCCGGTAGGCCCACCCATACCCGAGCCTTGCCAGTCCGGCAAGGAACTGTCCGAAAGCATTGCCTTTGTCGGATAGCACGCCAGGCACATTTTCCCATAAGATCCAGCGGGGGCGATAGCGGTCAACCACGCCAAGAAATCCGAGCGTGAGGTTGCCGCGCGGATCAGCGAGTCCCTTTCGGAGCCCGGCGACCGAGAACGATTGGCAGGGGGTGCCTCCAACGAGAACGTCGATTGTGTAGTCTGGCCATTCATGGAATTTGGTCATGTCGCCGAAGTTCGGCGTGTGTGGGTAGTGGTGTTTCAAAACTGCGGATGCAAATTTGTCGATCTCGGCGTAGGCGACAGCGCGCCAGCCCAACGGTGCCGTGGCCACAGTGACCGATTCTATTCCGCTGCACACCGACAGGAAGTTCACCCAACCCTCCTCAGCGCGTAGTCGCCGGCCTTGATCTGAACGACGACGTTCTGGTCCCGCACCAGCCTGGACGCCACCCGCGGGTCGATCCGGTCCCGCACCTCGTTCAGCGTCAGGTTCGTCGTAAAAATCGTCCACCGGCCGAGCCGCTGGTTGCAGAGGTTGAAAAGGTGGTCGGCCACGAACTCCGTCGTGTCCCGCGCGGCGCCGATGTCATCCAGCACCACCAGAAAGTCGTCGCGCAGGTATTGTGCCAGGTCGTACTCCCCATTTCTCAGCCGCGCCGTGAACTTCGCGTAGTCCAACCACACGCAGTTCGGCCGGCGATCACCGGTGTCCGCCGTGCCCAGCCATACCGAATGCCGACCAGGATTATGCAGACGCCGCACCCGGTCCCACACCTGCCGCGCCAGCATGGTCTTCCCGCAGCCCTGCGTGCCCGCCAGCGTCAGCCAGCGCCCCGCCCGCGCCTCCGTCGCCATTTCCCTCGTGATCGCCGCGCAGGCGCCCCGCGCCGCCTCAAGGCTCGGCTCGTAGGCGTCGATCGCAGGCTCCCAACTCGGTTCACCCGAGTTTTGAGTAGTCGACGTCTTTTCCTGATTCGAAAGATCGGGAAGTAATTTTCCTATCTCCGTCGGCGTGTCCATTGAGTTTTGTCCTTTCCGCCTTGGTAAATTCCGCGTGCCAGTTGTTCAGTAAAGCCGCCATGTCCGTCCGACGATAGGGTGCCGACTCCGTCGGCAGCGCGTACCATGCCTCCAGCCTCACCCAGTCCTCCTCCTTCGTGTCCGCCACCACCGCCTCCGCCGCCACCCACGCCTTGAGCTCACCCTTCGACCACGGCGTCGTCGGCCTCCGCCTGAAAAGTGACTCGACCCGGATCTGCAGCAAAGTCTTCGAAACCGGTTTTATTGGCATATTCGAAACAGGCATAGGAGCCACGGGCTCCGCATGTATGTCTTTATTTTGAGTATGATCTGTGTCTGAGTATGCTTCTGATGGGGTTACTAAACCGTTACCAAGCGTTACCGGATCGTTACTGATCTCTTTTTTTACCCTCGCCCTAAATCTAGCCACCCGGTCTCTCGTCTGCTGTTGCGCTATCGCTCGTGTAACTATATCCCTATATTTCTCAGCATTTAACACTATCCATCCTCCATCCACTCTTTCAATCCTTCTTCCGTTATTCTCAGGGTCAGATGACGAACCATCCGGCCTACTTAATATCCTCACAGCCTCCTCAGCCTCTTCAATTGTTACCCGCGCCCGATTTGCTAGATTTCCCACCGCAGCAAATTGCGCAAACCCTGTTTCATCCATCGCCGCCAAAAATGTCAGCCACACTATCCTTGTCGGGTTCGACTCCAGCCATATACTCGAATCAAGGATCTTTGTGAATATCTTGTTATACACGTAACGGAATCAGCGTTACTATGCGTTACATGTCAAGAAGAGAAAAACAAAACAAGCAAACTGCATGTGGACGACCGAGGGCCGATCTGGATAGGGGGATAGGGGTGGGTGCGTCATCCAGGCACCGCGGCGCCGGCCGGGCGCGAAAAATCCCGCGCTGTGCTGGCGGGGTCGAGCTCGGGGCGGGGTCGCCGCATCGCGCCGCACTGGTCACGCGCGCTCTGTGGACCGCGAGCCGACACTCTGCACCTGCCAAACAAACGTCGGGCATCCTAGCGCGTTTTGTCCTATATTGGACATATTGAATGCTGTGCGCCGAGTGTTGCCACGCCAACAACTTACAAAACTTTCTCGCCGTAATGCCGTCTCAACTACCGTAAGTCATTGATTTGCAACGGAAGAATCTTAGGTTTTTGGCTCAGTCTCAACAGGCTTTTCAGTCGCAACCTTCTTCACATTGCGGCGTCGGAAGGCGGCTTTGTCGAGCGCGTGCCGCATTGCCTCTTCGAGCGCCGGGCTGTCGTGGATGGCTCCGACAAGGTCGAGTGAGCCGCCAGTGCCAAGGTGCTGATGGATGACGCGCTTGATCGGCTCGCCTTCAGCGTTGGCAAGCAGCATTGTAAGCGCTTGGATGCGCGTGCGGTGGTCAGGTTTGTCGAGCACGCCGCCCTTCGTGAAGAAATAGATTTTCGCTTCCAAGCCGCCCATTGCGGCCGCGATCATCGCTGGAATAAAGTCGGTCCGAGCGAGCAAACCATCAAAAAGCATCTTTCCGATGCCTGTCCCAGCCGCCGGAGCAAGTGAAACTGTGTCTGTGGAAGCCACGCGCGCGCGAGTGTCGGCTCAACCGAAAACCCGTTCAAGCCTTTTCTTTTTGACTGTTCTGCGTGGCGCAGCATGGTGTGCGGCATGGAACACGCGCCGGTGAGATCGCTTGAGCATGAGCCCGAGTTGACTTTACGCGAGCACTTACGGCGCATCTCGAAGATTGGCCGTGGGAAAAGCAAGGCGCGGAGTCCCGAGGTTTGTAGGCGAGCGCAGCGGGCGAGTTGCGAGGCGAAGCGGGCGAAGAAAATCGAAGCGGCGAAAAAATATTTAGCGGGACTGTCAAAGGTTGGTGTTCCTGTGCGCCGCTGATTTTCTGTGTCAGGCGGAGGAGTAGTTAAGCGAGCTTTTTCTTTTGGTTAACAATGTAAACTGTTGGCTGCGTATCATTG